CCGTAACGGCCTCCTGGAGCCTCCCAGACGGCTCTACGGGGTCATCTGCGGCCCTACTGTCGGGCGGCGTCCCCATCGCCAGCCTAGGCCAGGGGAAGAAAATCGTCGCCGGCGGCAAGACCGTCCGCATCACGACCCAGACCTACAAGCCTGCGTCGGCATGGATCACGCTCGTCGTCATCGACGACAACCAGTAACTACCCGTGGTCAAAATCCAGCTAGACCAGGCCTCGGTCAATAAGTTCATCGCGACCCTTCAGCGGTTCGCTGCCAAGACCGGGCAGTCTATGCGCGATGCCACCCTCGAGCAGGCGGCCCTTATCTGCCAAGACGCGGCAACCTTTACCCCTCCTATGCCTAAAGGCGGAGGCCGTGGCCTCTCCAAGGCGGCTCAGACCGCAGGTGATGACGCCGTGGCCGGAGACATCCGCAAGATCTTCGTGGCGGCCAATGACCGTAACTCGAACTCGGCCTCGGCCCTGCTGACCAATCAGCTCGCCTACGCGACTAAGTCTAACGACCTAAGCCTGTTCAACAAGGTTATCACCGGCGGTAAGCTCGAAGCCCTTAAGGGCCTGTCTCCGATCATGCGCAAGATTGCCAACGACCAGGACCACGCTCGGGCCTTCGCCAAGGCCAAGAACTACTTCAGCACGACTAACCCCGTGCGCACCGACTATGGGCAAGGCTTCGTGCAGGACATCCGTACCCCGCATAACCGCATCAAAGGCAAGTTCGGTGGCCGCATCGGCAAGAACGTCCGCCCGACCAAGATCAAGCTGCTCGTCGAGAGCAAGGGCGACCTATCCGCGTACATCAAAGAACGCCAAGCCATGGTCGGTATGGTCAAGTCTGGCTGGGCCTCGGCCCTGCGCTCGCTTCCCAAGCCCAAGATTAACGGCATCGAAAAGAACTTCGGGACCGACCTATTGGCCGTAGCCTGGATTAATCGCCACGCCACCCGCGGCAGGAGCAACGTCGTCGCCGACACGCAGAACAAGAACATCGAGGTGACGGTCACGAATAGCCTAGGCAACGTGAACAACATTGGCGTCGATGCCTCCGTCATCCCGCTGGTCATCGCCAACCGCCGCAAGCAAATGGGCCTGCGTATGCGTAAGCATCTCAAGGACGCAGCCGCGGCTACCAAGACCTCTTAAACTTTATGGCCTCTAAATCCATCCGCCACATTGTTGAGTCCACCGTTGCGACCTACCTCGCGGCCCAGACAGACCTGACCACCATCACCTTCCTGACGGGCGACAGCGCCGCGACCCAGACCTTGCCCAAGGCCGTGGTCCTCTGCGAGTCTGCCCGGGCTCCTGGCGACCTCCCCGAGGGCCTTGGCAACTTCTCCTGCTCGGTCCGCATCACCCTGTTCTCGAACGCCGACGACACGACCCTCGCCGATCACCGCCTCCGCTGCGCCGCCCTATCCGGCAATATGCGTGATTTGACCTCCATCAAGGCAGCCTTCACGGCCACGGGTGACGCGTCCTGCTATGACGTGACCATCGGCTCCGAGGACGAAGGCGTCGACGAACGCTCCTGGGCAACGTCGTTCAGTTTCGACATCCTCACGGTCTTCCCGGCGTAATTCCAAACCGCCCAAAGGTATATGGCCGCCATCAATAACGGAACGACCTGCCTCTACGGTGTGGCTGGTACTGTCACCAACCTCTACGTCCAGAGCTACTCGGTGTCGTCCTCTTTCAACTCCGAGGCCACGGTGGTCGATGAGACCGGCCTGACCAAGACCCACCGCCTCGACGATCGTAAGTCCGAGATTACGGTCGAAGGCATCTGCAAGACCTCCTCAATGCCCGTCCTCGGCGCCGCTCTGAGCTTTACTCTGAACGCTGCCACCGCTTACCCGTCTGGTTCGGCTTCCGTTTCCTTTGCTGGTACCATCACAAAGATTGACGAGAAGGGCTCCAACAAGGGCTTTACCGCGGTCACCGTGACGGCTATCGACTACGAAGGCATCACGCCTGCCTAATTGACTTGGCCCCAAGTGGGCTAGACTAGGCGTATGGACAAACGGTTCCTGAACGCCTTCATCGACCCGGCTCCTCTCCCAAGGATGTTGGGTCGAACTCTTTACCCGTGGTGCCTCAAGTACCGCGTGCGGCTTATCGCCTTTGACTCGCCCCTAGCTACGGGCTCCCGCGGCGTCACCCCTGCGGACCTGCTGTTCGCCTGTCAGGTATGCGCTGACGAAGAGCTCGGCGGTCGTCTCGGCTGGAAGGACCAGCTGCGGATCATGCGCCTCATGCGTAACCCTGCAAGGTTCGAGGCCTACCTCAAGGCCTTTGCGGACTACATCCTAGTCACCCACTGGCCCAAGTTCTGGGAGCAGACCTCCAAGAAGTTAGCCGGAGACAAGGGCGTCCCGTGGCCGCTGGCTATCGTCGCCAACCTCATCGCCCATGGCATCGAAGAGAAGCGGGCTTGGGAGATGCCGGAGTGTCAGGCCATCTGGCTCAACTCCGCCCTGGCTATCTCCAAAGGTGCGGACGTCGCGATCATGTCGCCCGAGGAGGAGGCGTTCATGGCCGAGGAGGAAGCCAAGGATGCCGCGGCGGCTGCTTCCAATCCTGCAAAGGTAACGACTCCCTGACGACTATGGCCGACGCAGAACTATCCACTAAAATCTCGACCACATCCGACATCCCGGACGCAATGGATAAGGCGAAGAAAGCAACCGTGTCTTTCGAGAAGCAGGTACAAGACATCGGCAAGAAGTTCAGCACTGCGTTTAAGGACATCGCTTTCGCCTTCGTCGCCCCGCTGGTCATCGTGAATAACCTGATCGGATTCATCTCCGAAGCGATCGCCAAGGCAAAGCAGGATGCCCAGGACGGCCTCAACCTTCTCGCCAAGGGTGAAACCATGTATGCAACGGACGAGGAGAAGAAGGCGGCTAATTTCTTTGCGGCGAAGAAACGAACCGAGGACGAGCAAAAATCCGTGCTTCAAGGTAAGGCTGAACTTGCGCGTCAATTCATGAATACGAAAGAGGGCAGCAACCTTGCCGGAATATATGCCAATCGTAAGGGCATCACTGAGCCAGAAGGGCAGGCGCTGTATTTCAAGATGCTGGCCCATGATAAACAATTTCAGGATGAGGCCCTCAAGGCGTTCCTGGCTTCTCCAGAAGGCAAGGCATACCAGCCAATCTTTGACAGTAAGAAGGATCAGAACTTTAAAGGCCCAGAGGGCTTCTCCAACGTCGTCGGCGTCGGCGCTAACCCGGTCATGGAGGCCATGGCCGAGCAGACCGAACTTGCCCGCCAGCAGCTTGCCGAGCTCCAGAAACTTAACGCCAACTCAGGCAATGCTGGCGTCCCCATCGACTTTACCAAAGACACTAAATAACCATGGCACGCGTATCCCAGGGCAACGCCCTTACCACCGCACTCCAGCAACCTGGAGCAAAGTTCCAGAATGACGGCTACGGCCTGATTACTGGAACCATCACCTTTAAGGAAGACACGGCTGGCAGTTCGTCATTCCTTGCCCGCGGTTCGGCCTGCCCGATCTCCGGGTACTCTTTCTGTACCCTACACAAGGCCTCGTCTCAGTTTGATGCGCTTGGCCTAATCACTTACGTTTGCGACTACGTTGGCATCTCGGCTGCGGGTGGCGCTGTTGACGCTACGCTCACCAAGCCCCAGATTACCGGCTCCCAGGGCTTGACCTCGGAGAACATCACGGCCCACCCGAACTTCTTTGAGTTGGCTACAGGCTTTACTGGGACGCCTATTGCCGGTGTCGGTTCTGGTAGCCTAGCAACACCCGCCTACACCGCCAAGACTGACGTGAACCCTACCGAGTATGAGGGAAACAACGGCTCACGCTTCTCAGCCGTAACGGGTAACAAGTTCCTCGGCTTCAAGGTACCCGCCAACAAGGGCTACTACGGCAAGACAAACTACCTAGCCCCGCAGACCTCTTTCTCCGGCCACTTCTACACCACCGACGCAACGAAGGTGACGGGTATGCGCGATCGCGTTGGGAAGACAAGCGGCACCAATCAATTTAACTCCATCAAGCTTGTCCCTGACTACGTTGGTACCGTCTTCGTAAATGGGTCGCTCAATCAGCTGCTCCTTGCGCAGGTATCCTTTGAGGACTTTGCCAACTTATACAAGGTGACCTACGAGGTCCGTTTCAATCGTGAGGGCTACGAACCTTCGGTCTACGCTCTCGCTACCTAATGAAACTTCAACCAGGCGTTGGGTATACATTCAACTCGTCTTCGAGCGGCTTCACCATTGATACGGCGGAGCAATTCCCAGATAACTCGCAGCCTTACCGTCACCCGTTTCAGATCATCAACGCCCGCATCAACGCAGGCGGCAATGTCATCTATCAGGTGCAGTCTGGCAGGATTAACAACATCGTCCCGCTGCTCGATGATTACATTTCATCGACAACGGTTTTACTAGACCGTGTGACCGCTGGTTTGGCCAACCCGCCCACCGCCGAACTGACTTCGGGAAATTACGATGCGACCACTAAAACGTCTTACATCGTTTTACGGTCTGGACCTGACGCCACGACAAACGACTTCCCGTCTTCAGATGTGACCAGCGCTCGTTACCCACAGGTCATCGGTGGGAA